CCAATTTGGTATGCTAGATACAATACAAAATTGCACAAGAGAAGGTTTCGATGTTGGATATTATGAGGCTCCCGGATAATGATTGAAGTAAAAATTACAGAAGATATGAAGAAACGAGCATGGGCAAAGTCCAGAGAGATGGGAGTCATCAAGAACTCCATCATGAAGGGCGATGGAAATATTGCTGGGTTTTTAGGAGAAGAGGTTGCAAATGTTGTTATAGGTGGTACAATTAATAACACCTACGATTACGACTTGGTTTCACAGGACGGAATCAAGTATGACGTAAAAACAAAACGGTGTACTTCTCCACCTAAACCTTACTATGATTGCTCAGTTGCTAACTTTAACACAAAGCAGAAGTGTGACAGATATGTTTTTGTTAGAATTGAAAATAAAAATAGAAGATGGGGAAGGGCGTGGGTCTTAGGTTGGTTGACTCACGATGATTACTTTAAGAAAGCTCGCAAACTTACAAAAGGCCAGAAAGATCCATCTAATGGCTTTATAGTTCGAGCAGATTGTCATAATGTTGCTATTTCAGAATTGAATAAATTTGAGGACTGTAATGAATTGGATTCCGCTGAACAATAAGACGCACTTTAGCTTACAGAGAGGTTATTCTAAACCAGAACAGCTCGTAGCTAAATGCAAAGAGTTTGGCTACAAATCTTGCGCTATCACTGATATAAATACTATCTCTGGCGCTGTAGCCTTTTACAAAACTTGCAAAAAGAATGACATCAAGCCTATCATTGGTTGTACATTTGAATTTGAAAATCATAAACCTACTACTCTTTTGGCTAAGAACAAAGATGGCTGGTTTGATCTGATTGACTTAGTTTCTAAGAAGAACTCGTATAGTGATGACGTTGTTTACAAGCTACTAAAATCTCACAGCGAAAATTTGATTTGCATTGATGAGCTAAAGCAACAGCCCAGTTACTATGCTGAAACAAAAGATGCGGAGCTACACAGAATACTCTTGTGTTCTGGAATGAAGACTACAATGGCTAAGTCGAAGGAGAAGCTAAAGCAGGACGGGTTCAAAAAACTCAAAGGCTTCTTTGATTCTGATAAGTATTATATGTTGTCACCAAATGAAGTTCAATCAGCCTATGATAGTGATGTTATAAGTAAAGTTGCTGACATCGCAGAACAATGCGAAGAATATAATATTCTCGGCAAGCCAATGCTACCTAAGTTTGATTGCCCAGAAGGGTATGATGAAGATGAATATCTGAAACAGCTATGTAGAGACGGTTGGCGAACCTTGTTGGCTGAGACAGGAAAAGTTGATGACGACAATGTAAAACAGGAATATCTCGACAGAATTAAGAACGAGATGGACGTTATCTTCGAGGCAGATCTATCTGGTTACTTCTTGATTGTTCAAGACATTGTAAATTATGTTAGAGAACAAGGTTGGTTGCCCGGTCCCGGACGAGGATCTGCTGCTGGATGTTTGATCTCATATTTAATCGGTATCACAGAAATTGATCCTATTGAGTATGACTTAATCTTTGAAAGATTCTACAATGCAGGACGTAATACTGAAGACCACGTATCTCTGCCTGATATTGATGTTGATGTTCCAGCGGAAAAGCGAGATGATGTTATTGCATATATTAAGTCAAAATACGGCGAAGATAATGTCTCTCAGATGTTGACATTTAACAAACTGCAAGGGCGAGCTGCGCTGAAAGAAATCATGCGTATCACAAATGCTGTCTCCTTTGCCGAGATGAATGATATAACAAAGAATATTCCTAATGAAGCAGATGTGTCTGACTTGATTGAAGAAAGTGGAGAAAAGTCTCTCATCAGATGGACACTACTCTACCAACCTAGCGACTTAGTTAAGTGGTGCAAGGTAAATCAAGAAGGAGATTTAATCGGGCCTTTAGCGGAAATCTTTGAGCAAGCTATTGACATTGAAGGTACAATTAAGTCACAGGGCAAGCATGCCGCAGGAGTCATTATTTCTGCTAATAAACTGAGAGAGGTTTGCCCGATGGTTCAAGACAGAAACAAGAATCTTGTTGCTGGTTTTGAAATGGGAGATCTTGAGGATCAAGGTCACGTTAAGTTTGATATTCTAGGCATTGACCTATTAAGTAAAATCATGGAGATTAAAGATGAGCACTAAAGAAGATTACAAGTCTGTTATTTTTTCTGGTTGCGCTATTGAGTATAGAAATGTTAGTCTTTGCGACTTGAGACACTTTCTGCCTCAGTATCGTGGAAGAGCTAACGGAGTTTACCAAGTACACTCGGATAATAAGAAGAAGTTGTACAGTAAATTATTTTATAGTATTGATGATGCAGTTGATAAGTTTGTTGAACTGAAAGGTGTTGTTAGATGAATTATAGAGACATAATTGTATTTGACTTTGAAACAGGATCTAGGAATCCCCACAAGACACAGCCGACACAAATCGCGGCTATTGCTTTGCATGGTAGAAAACTAACCATCCAACCTAATGGTATTTTCAATAGTGAGATTCGCCCTATTCTTGATGATAAGAAAGCAATTGAGGCTGGCTTTGATCCGGTCGAAGAAGAGGCGCTGAAGATTACCGGCAAGACCAGAGAAGCGTTGGCGAAGGCTCCGCTACCAAAGACTGTATGGAAGAAGTTTGAAGATTTCTGTATGCAATTTAACTTTAAGAAAAGCTCTTATACTGCCCCTATCGCAGCTGGCTACAACATCATTGGGTTTGACCTTCCGATTGTTCAGCGTATGTGTGATATGCATGGCACAACCGATGCTAGAGGTCGTCAGACTGTATTCAATCCTATCTTTAAGTTAGACTTGATGGACATCGTTTTCTCTTGGACTGAGAACAACAAAGACTTTAAGAGTCTTAGTATGGACTTCTTGCGTGAGTATATGGGCTTTCCAGAAGAAAGCAAGCAAAACGCCCACGATGCTTTGCAGGACGTGAAGGACACAGCTAATATATTGATTAAATTTTTGAAGTTCCAGCGGAACATTTCACAGAAGACTAAATTTGAAAAGGCGTTTGCGAATGGAGAATTCTACGTTTAATATTGACAACTATAATGACTCTGGTGTTTGGGATTTAATTTGCGAAGGGCAGACAAAGGGTGTGTTTCAGCTAGAGTCACAGCTAGGCAGATCTTGGGCGAAAAGAGTTCGTCCTCGAAGTATAGAAGAGTTGGCTGCGCTAATCTCTCTAATTAGGCCCGGATGTTTGAAAGCTTTTACTGAAGGTAAGTCAATGACCCAGCACTACGTTGACCGTAAGGCTGGCATTGATGAGGTTAAGTATTTGCATGACAGTCTTGAGCCAATTCTAAAAGAAACTTACGGAGTTCTTGTTTATCAGGAGCAGTCTATGAAGATTGCTCAGCAGTTGGCAGGCTTTGATCTTAAAGAAGCGGATAGCCTCCGTAAAGCTATTGGCAAAAAGAAAGCTGACCTTATGAATCAAATCAAAGGGTCTTTTATCGACGGTGCTATTTCTGTTGGAGGTCTAGAGAAAGAGACTGCGGAGGAAATCTTTAGCTGGATTGAGAAGTCAAACAGGTATGCTTTCAATAAGTCTCATGCCGTATCATATGCCGTTAATGCTTACAGAAGTGCGTATTGTAAAGTGCATCGCAAGATTGAGTTCTTTGAGGCTTACCTCGGACATGCGGACAGAAAGCCTGACCCTCAAACAGAAGTTCGAGAACTAGTATCAGATGCCAAACTTTACGATATTGAAGTAATGCCGCCAAGACTGGGCAAGTTCTTTAACAACTTCACTATATCTGAAGACAAGATATATTTTGGTGTCAACAATGTGAAGGGTGTTGGTAATTCTGAAACTGTCAAATTATTAGATGCAATACCCGAGCTTGAAGAAAGTCTCGAAAAACCATTTACTGAATTTACTTGGTCTGACGTACTGTTTAACTTAGGTGCAAGAATCAACAAGACATCAATGGAGTCTCTGATAAATGTTGGCGCTTTTAATGGAACTAAGAACCGTATGCATAGAAACCAGATGCTCTACGAATATAAAAGCTACAAAGACCTGTCTGCCAGAGAGAGAACTTGGCTTCAAGAAAACTACGACTCAAGTCACAACTTTGTGCAGTCTTTAGATAATATGATAAATAATCTCAAGATTACCTCTCGTAGGCTCGTAAAAGTTTTTGATCTTAGAAATGTGGTAGAATCACCACCGTTTGAACTTGTAGATCATCCAGAGCAGATTGCGGATCTAGAGATTAAATACTTAGGTACATCGCTAAGCTACTCAAAGACTGATGCAGTCCAAAGCTCTTTGGTCAACACGACCTGCAAAGAGATAGCTCAGGGCAAGACTGGAAGTGTTAACCTTGCTGTTCATATAAATGCTTTACGTGAATACAAAACTAAGAACGGTAAAAATCCCGGACAGATTATGGCATTTTTATCGGTTGAAGATTCTACAGCGTGCTTGGATTCAGCGATAGTTTTTCCAGATGCGTATGAAGAAAACAAACAGTTGTTGTACGAAGGCAACACAGTGATCGTTATGGCGCAGGTTTCTAAGAAAAAAGATACAAGTTTGATTATAAACAAAGTGTCTCAAGCTTAGTTTATAGTTAAAATATAATATATTTGGAGTATTATAATGAATAATTGTACATTCGTGGGCAGGCTAACAGCAGACCCTATTATAAAAGATGTTGGCACCACAAAGCTAGCAACATTTTCGCTAGCAATCGAGGAGCATAGAAAAGATAAGAATGGAAACAAAGTAAAGCGTGTTGACTTTTTTGACTTTTCCGCTTGGGATAGTGGAGCTCTTACTATACATAAATTATGCAGCAAAGGTGATATGATCGCCGTAAATGCTGTAGCTAGACAGGAAAAATGGAATGATTCAAACGGTCAGCCAAAACAGAAGGTTGCCTTCAGAGTTCAAAATTTTAGAGTCTTTAAGGACAGAGAACCTAATGACACACAGTGACCCTCCGGCTATAGACGAAAACTTTGATATTATAATTTCGTTAGTAGTTCAGTTTGGAGGTCATGCCAAATCTTTTGAGTTTGAAGATTTATTGCAGGTAGCTTTTGTTGGGTATTTCAAAGCGGTTAGTAGTTTTGATCCTGACATCGGACCTCTGAGGCCTTATGTTTTTTCTTGCGTAAAGAATCATCTTAATAGATTCTTAAGAAAAGAATTGAGATGGCAAAATAACAATGTTACTAATTCTACGGTGACTGTTAGTTATGATGATAAGTCGTATGTCAATGACTTCAAGAATATACTAGTATCTTGTGCGAATAGACTTTTGCCCGCTGAATCTTTTATTCTAGAAATGAAGTCACAAGGTTTCAATAGGAAAGAAATCTGCGACATGTTAACCTTAAGTAAAAAAGAATATTATAATCTATTCTATTCTGGAGTTGGAAAAATACAAAGATATGAGACCTAAGAAAATACTTTTTTGTACCGAAGCTCATTACCTACCAACAGGATATTCTGTTTACACAAAAGAGCTACTATCTAGATTGCACTTAGATCCTCGCTTTGAAGTGGCTGAGTTAGCTTGCTATGCTACTGACAATTCAGTAAAGCAAAATGCCAAAGGTTGGAAGATCTATGGAAACCAGCCAGAGAAAAACTCTCCTGAATGGAGTGAGTATAAGTCTTCACCGACTTACGAATTTGGAGAATACACATTCAATCATGTGTTACTAGACTTCAAGCCTGACTTTGTTATGGATATTCGTGATTGGTGGATGTTTGAGTTTCAACAAAGATCGACCTATAGAGAGTTCTACAACTGGGCTATCATGCCAACTGTAGATGCGTTTCCTCAGAACAAACAGTGGATGGATACGTTCGCTTCCGCAGACGCAGTGTTTGCATATTCTGAGTTTGGTCGAGACGTTTTGCTGGGTCAGTGTAAGAATCTCAACTTCGTAGATGTAGCTTCTCCCTGCGCTAGTAGTAGTTTTGCACCTGTACAAAATAAAGAAAGGCATAAAGAAAGTGCTGGACTGACAGCAGACTCATTTATAATTGGGACTGTGATGCGTAACCAAAGGCGCAAGCTTTATCCAGACTTATTTCGTGCATTTAGAGAATTCTTAGATACTACTAAAGCTAGTAACGCTTTCCTGTACTGCCATACATATTATCCTGATGTTGGATGGGAGATTCCAGATCTGCTACAGGAATACGACCTAACAAACAGGGTTTTATTTACCTACAAATGTAAGCAATGCGGCCACATCGAACCTTCGTTCTATAAGGATACTTTCAACCATTGTCGAGCTTGCAACTCGTTTAAGAGCGAGCTAGTAGGAGTCAACAATAAAATCGAAGAAGAAGACCTAGCTAAGATATACAATCTTTTTGATGTTTATGTGCAGTATGCAAACAGTGAAGGTTTTGGCATGCCTCAGCTAGAAGCGAGCCAATCTGGTCTTCCTGTCATGACAGTATCGTATTCTGCTATGGATTCTGTGGGTGACAATATCGGAGCAATTAAGATACCTGTTCTAACACTACAGACTGAATGTGAGACAGGATGCAAAAGAGCAGTTCCTGATGTCAATTTCGCCTTTTTGAAGTTTGTTGAACTTTACAGTATGCGTAGAGAGCAGCTAAAGCAGCTAGGTTTTGGCATGAGGCAAAAAACTTTGAGCAGATACAACTGGGATAAGACGGCTAAAATCTGGGCGAACTACTTTGACGCAACACCAGTAAAAGATCCGTCAGAAACTTGGTACTCGCCTCCAAGACTCTTTGAACCTGCTCCTGAGATACCAGATGGGTTGACAGTTAAAGACCAAGTTAATTTCTTATTTGACTCTGTTTTAAGAAAACCTGACTGGATAGGAAACCACCAATGGAAGAGGACACTAAAAGACTTGATGTACAAGTGTACTGTCGCAAACACTAACGTAGATTTCTACTTCAATGAGTCACACACTGATGGAGATATTAGATCTTGGACTCCATTTGACATAAAACAGGCGTATGACTACATGGCAAAGATGAGGAATATTCATAACCAATGGGAAAACATTAGAATACAAAGGTTGCAAAATGAAAACACTCTACATAGGTAATTATAAAGATAGAACTGGCTGGGGTTACGCTTCACTAAATAATATTTTAGCCTTGCACTCTGCTGGAGTAGATGTAGTGCCAAGAGCTATAACATTCAACAACTCTCATGCCGACATCCACCCTACGATTACAAAGTTAGAAGCTAAGAGCGAATCAGATTGTGATGCCTGCATTTATCACACATTGCCGCCTCTTTATAGTTATAATGCTAAAATCAAAAACATTGGATTCTTCGTCACCGAAACTGTGACTTTTACAGAGACAATGTGGCAGAAGCATATCAACATGATGGATGAAGTGTGGGTTCCAAACCAACAAATGGTCGAAGCCTGTCACAAAAGCGGCGTTAAAGTTCCTATCAAGATTGCTCCTCACTCACTTGATTTGACAAAGTATAGCAATATAGAAGACTGTGCTGATGCAACTGAGTTTGAGGGTTGCTTTAACTTCTGTTTTGTTGGAGAGATGATAAACAGAAAAAATATTGAAGGTTTGCTCAGAGCCTTCCATACAGAGTTTCATCCTTCAGAACCCGTGAACTTAATGTTGAAAATAAACAAGTCTGGATTTTCTAACGACGCTACACTTGAAGCATTTAAGAATCTGTCTGATTCTGTCAAGTCTAGACTAAAGATACGTTCCAATTACAGGAAAGAAATTGCTATTGCTGGACATCTAGAAGATAGACACTTATTGTCTTTAATGGCGAAGTGCCACTGTTTTGTAATGCCTAGCTTTGGTGAGGCTTGGTGCATACCGGCACTCGAATCTATGGCGATTGGTATGCCTGTCATCTACACTGGCAATACAGGAATGGATGATTTCTGTCATGGATGGAAAGTGGATTCCGAAGCTAAGAACTGCTACAATGCCACTGATTCTTTGGATTATATGTATACTTCCCATACCAAATGGATGGAGCCAAACATAGAACATCTGGCATCTGCAATGAGGGTTGCATATGAAACATACAAAAATGATAGAAAAAAATATGATTTAATTTGTGCAGATGCGCAACTAAAGGCACAGAATTATAGTAATGCAAACGTTGGAGTACAATTAAAGGAGTTGCTTTATGGCTAGTCAGCCAAATCAAGTTTCTATAAAATCCATAGTGCGTCGTGCCACTATGAAAGATACAGATAAATTAAATATATTAACCTTTTGTACTCACGAAAGATACGAGCAGAATTTGTGTCGCACTGGTCACAACTTTTATTCTATAGCTCAAGGCAAGCTATGGAATGAAGACTATGGTGAAATACCAGAAAACTACCAAGAGATAGAGATTATACCTTGGCACATACAGTTCGACTTGATACTTTCTCACACGAGTTGCGAAAGACTGCAATTTGCTAAGAACTTACAAGCAATGTATAACATCCCAATTATTAGGCATACGCATGTACTGCCGGATATTAGATTTGATGTTCAACAACAGGTTGAGGGTTTCAATTCTATTACTGTCGATCATGACAGTTTTATTTCTGATTACAATATGAAAGCTTGGGGCAAACAGCAAGAAAGAACTACCAGCTTTATCGAGCATGGTATGGACTACGACTTCTGGCAAACAGGCGAAGATCTAGAACGTGAAAACGTTTTGCTCTCAGTTGTAAATGAATGGCCCGACAGAGATTGGTGTTGTGGCTGGAACTTGTGGAATGAAATAATTAAGACTAACGAAGGCACTTTACCAGTTAAGGTTTTAGGAAATAGTCCCGGCTTCTCCGAACCTGCTGATAGTATAGAAGATTTGAGAGATGCCTACAAAAGCTCATCAATATTTCTAAACACATCTATACATTCACCTGTACCAACAGTGTTAATGGAAGCAATGGCTTGTGGCTGCGCAATCGTCAGCACTAATAACTGTATGATTCCAGAAATAATCCAGCACGGTGAGAACGGGTTACTTGCGGACACCGCAGATGAGCTACGCGCATCTTGTCAATTTCTTCTTGACAATCCTCAAGAAGCTAGAAGGCTTGGAGAAAATGCACGGAATACAATCAAAGATAATTATAGTCTTGACAGGTTTACTAAAAACTGGAATGACTTGTTTTTCAAAGTTATAAGGAATTATAAAAAGTAATGAAGATTATACTTTCACACACAGACCCACAAAGCAAAAGCCACGTATGGGTAAAAGACTTTTCTACTTTAGACGCTGTTGTAGATAACAACGAAGCTACAGAAATAATTGTCGATAGCTTTCTTTCTGCTTTTAATTTTGAAAGTCTAGGCTACATCTTAGACAAGATAGTTTCAAAGATGAGATTAAACTCGAAGCTAGTCATCTACCAGAAGGACATCGACTTGCTCGCGTATAGATATAATAAAACAGGAATGGCTCTGTCTGATATGAACTCTTTGTTATTTGAAGACTCTCCCTCAATTGGCTGTGTACTAAACACAGAAACTATTAGCGAGATTATTAAGAAGAGCAATCTAAAAATAGAAGAGAAGACTTTGGACAATGAAACAATGCAAAGTATTATAACATCAAGGAGGATCGCAAATGCAGGTTCAAACTAGTTGTAAAGGCTGCGTATTTGCAGAATATACAAAGAACACACAGACCGGATGTAAGTTAAATAGGGCTGAAAAGCTAAACCCTAAAAATGATTTACTTTTGGATGGAGACAAACATCACTATACTTTTAATAGATTTTGCAATACATACAGGCCTAAAGAATGGGAGATCATTCTATCTGATGAAGAACGGCAAGATATGATAAAGTCTGTTATGCACGAAGTCTCTCCAAGAGTTGGCTTTTTTGTCTTCTTGGATAATGAGGAAGGCATGCTTGATCGACTTAGTGCAACACTAAAAGACATTAGAGAGCAGACCTTCGGTCAGGCTCGATATGTGGCACTGATTAATTCTAGAGTTGAATATAATGAGCAGTTACACGAGATGTTAAGGAATACTTTTAATAATACTACAGCAGAAGATATACGACTGAACAGGTTTATTAAAACAGAATTCCATATCGTACAGACATTAGTTGATAGTAAAAATGACTTCCTGCTAGATGAAGCTTTTAGACACGCTAAGAATGGCTGGGCGTATGTTACGACTAGCGGAGAAAATGTGAGGCGTGACCTTCTAGAAAAAATCAATGACAGAATAAATTTAGACATGAAGAGACTTGTATTGGTTAAACCGTATGATGATTTGAATGGCATGATATTCCAAACGGCTATATATAAGTTTCTAGATGGCAGTAGAAAACTACAACACAAAGACACAGGAGAAGACATATCTCTTAGCTTTGTTAAAAAAGTTGAAGGCATGAATACGTCAGACCCAGATACAATTATTTCTTGGGAGGACTTTATAGATGAATCTGCCTAATGTAGCTGTTATAATTACTAACTATAATTATGGCGATTATGTTTTAGATGCTATATCGAGTGCTTTAGAGCAAGACTACAAAGGACAGCTACGTGTTTACGTGGTTGATGATGGCTCGTCTGATGGCTCTTATGATAAACTTCTAAATTACGCATCAGAAGACATATCTTCTATTACCGATACGCATCCTGTTAGTGAGGCATATTATACTGGGGATATGAAGTTGTTCCAATGCAGCGACTTGGGGTTGTGGTGCTATCACATCACTAACTCAGGTGCCAGTACCGCTAGAAACGTAGCGATTTGGGAAGCTTGGAGCTGGGCTGATGTCTTTGCTATTCTTGATGCGGATGACCTTTACCATCCTAGTAAAGTTAGTAAGCAGGTAGAAAAGCTAATGGAGCATGAAGAAATTGGTGTCACATATTCAGATTATGTGATTCACAAGTCTTATGGCTACAACGATTATGAAACATACGAATACAAGTATCCATATTCTAAGTTTGAGCTAGAACGGCAATGCATAGTTCATAGTGCAGGGCTGATTAAAAAATCCTACCTGTCGAAAGTCATGTTGGAGAACAGAGAGTTTTATGATAGTGATCTTCATGGGCCCGGAAGTCAAGGTTTCATAGGCTGTACAGAAGATTATGACCTATGGCTAAGATTATCAAACGTTTGTATGATTTCTCATCTGCCAGAGCCTCTATCGTATGTGAGAGAAACAGGCTTGAATCAGTCAATGAAGATGACAGCAGAGATATTCCAAAATAACGCCGAGAAGATAAGAAAGCGCAATGAACAGATTTACTCAAAAAATTAGGAAAGATTCTATCACTACAACTGTCGGCATACTTTCTGCTGGCGTAGGAAATAGAATTAAATCTAATGAGCCACGTTCTTTACTGAAGATCGGCAATAAAATGCTGCTTGAACATCAGATTTCTACAGCTAGAAATGTATTTTCAGAACCAGAGATCGTAGTTGGTCTTGGAGTAGATGCGAACAAGGTTATCAAAAAGTTAAGCTCTGGCGTGAGATATGTGGAGAACCAGTTGTACGAAACTACGGGCTCAGCAGAAACAATGCGACTTATCACAAATAATTCAGACTCTGATAACATACTCTTCTTTCATGGAGATTTGTATTTTGGGCAAGAAGCAATAAGAGACTTAGACTACAGCAGATCTTTTGTTTTGGCTTCACAAAGTACGATGCAGGATAGGGAAGTTGGAATCACCCAAGTAAAAAACAAAGCGACGATCTTCTCTCATGGTTTGAGCCTGAAGTGGTGTCAGATAGTATACTTGTGCGGAAAAGAATTAAAATTATTGAGGCAGATATTCCTAAAACATTCAGAAGAAACAAGAAAGATGTTGACTTTTGAGGTGCTTAATCTTATAATAAGTAAGGGCGGTAATATCAAAGTTATTGAGCCAGATAAAATTTCAGTATTAGAAATAGATTGTATGAAAGACTTAAAGAATGAAAATTTTAATATCTAGTGATGGCATGCACGCCCACTACTTTCAAAGAATGTCTTGGTTAAAAGCATTTAATGCTGTTGGTATCAAGGCACAATTTTGGGACTGCAAGAATATGTCAGCTTTTGATGCGTTCGATTTGTTCGAGCCAGATATGTTCTTAGGGCAAGCATATAATCTTACGTCAGATCTAATCAAGTGCATTTACGAAAGACCGCACCTAAAGGTAGGTCTTCGCGCTGGAGATTGGGGAGACTTTGAACAAGACCAAAGGTTCAATGTTCTTTATGCTACTGAACAAGAAATACAATTGTTAGCCAAACTAAAAGAAGAAACTGGGAAACCAGATTTTGTACACATTCACTACGATCAGGAAGCTGTTGACCAAACACACTCAAAGTATGCAGAGATAGGCATAGAAGCTAAATCTCTAATTATGTGCGGTGATGTACAGGAATATCTCGGAGGCAAGTATGATGAATCATTGGCCTGTGATATTGGATTTGTTGGTGGCTACTGGCCATATAAAGGTGTTGTGATAGATCAATATCTAACACCGATGTGTTTTCCTGTTCATAATTATAATATTAAAGTGTTCGGGAATCAACCTTGGCACATTAATCAATATTGTGGAGTTATACAAGATGCGAAAGTAAAAGACCTTTTCGTTTCTGCGAAGGTTTGTCCGAACCTTAGTGAACCTCATGCCCACCATTATGGCTTCGACATAAATGAGAGATGCTTTAAGATTTTGTGTGCAGGAGGCTTTTGTATCTCCGATAATGTAACATCTATTGCAAAAATATTTAATGGAAATGGTGTAGTCTTTGCGGATAGCCCACAAGACTTTAGAGACAAGATAGACTATTATCTAAATAACGAAGACGAAAGAGCTCAGCTAGCAAAGCAGGGTCAAGAGTTTTTGTTGAATACACATACTAACTTCCATAGAATTGCTGACATACTTAGATACTTCGGGTGTGAACAAGAAGCAGAGAATATAATAACTGGTTGGAATAAAACTAGGAGTCAAATAAATGTATAAAAACGAATCGGTTTTAGTCACAGGCGGTACTGGCTTTCTTGGTAAAGCGGTTGTCGCTAATCTTAAAGATAATGGCTACGAGAATGTCCATGCTATCGGAAGTTCCTTCGACCTGACGAGTGCAGAAGATACAAAGTTAGCCTTCGATAAGTTTGAGCCGAAGGCAGTGATTCACCTTGCAGCTACTGTTGGAGGGATTGAAGCAAACAGACAAAATCCCGGATTGTTCTTTTATAATAATCTTGCAATGGGATTAAATACTATCGAGCAATCAAGATTAAGTAAAGTCTCCAAGTTTGTGATGGCTGGAACTGTCTGTGCGTACCCCAAATTCACAGAAGTCCCATTCAAAGAAGAAGACATCTGGAAAGGATTTCCCGAAGAGACTAATGCGCCGTATGGAATCGCAAAAAAGACTTTATCTCAGCTGTTAGTAGCTTACAATCAACAGTATGATTTTAATGCGGTCAACTTGGTTCCCGTAAACATGTATGGGCCTGAAGACAACTTCGACCCTGCTATTAGTCATGTCATACCAGCGCTTATCCTTAAGTTTTACAAGGCAATGAAATTTGACTTAGATGCTGTAGAGGTTTGGGGCACAGGAGAAGCCAGCAGAGAGTTCCTGCATGTATATGATTGTGCGGATGCGTTTAGGTTAGCACTGGAAACAGATGTATCTCCAGAGCCAATCAACATTGGAACGGGTGGGGAAATAAAGATTAAATACTTGGCTCATTCAATTGCAGAAGTTATGGGGTACAATGGAGCTATATACTTTAATTCAGACTATCCAGACGGACAGCCTAGAAGACAATTAGATATCGGTCGAGCTAGAGAAAGACTTGGTTATGAACCTAAGTACGATCTGCTAGATGGCCTAGAAATGACGGTAAACTGGTTCAATGAAAACAGGGAGCAGTTTGATGTTTACCTCAATCGTATTTAGTAAAGATAGAGCGCTTCAGTTAGATCTGACTCTAAATAGTATAAAATCTCGCATACCATGCACACGGTACGAATATCCAATTCATCGTATTGATGTTTTGTATACTACATCTAAGGAACATGAAAATTCATATGAAACTCTAATTAAAGAGCATCAGGATGTCAACTTTGTTAGACAGTCTGCGAGCATATTCAGGGACATAAAAAAGCTTGTTGATACTTCACTAGACGAGTACGTTTGTTTTTTCACCGATGATGACATTGTTTACAGAGATCTATCTCTGACACAAGAAGACATTGATCTGGCGTTTGAAAACCAAGTTTCCTGTATATCTTTAAGGCTAGGCAAAAACACAGTCATGAGAGATTATGGCGATGGTGTTTTGAGGCAAGATGCTTTGCCGGAGCAGGTAGGCTCTTTAGGAAATCTGCTGGTCTGGAATAGGACATCTATTCCTGTAGGAGGCTATTGGGCATATCCGCTTTCTGTTGATGCGCACATATTCCAAAAGCACAAGCTGTTAAGGTTTTGTAATGAGCTTTGTGTATTGGAAAACCACTACTCTAATTTGGGAGTACCTAGAGCAAAATATGCGTGGAAACAAACACCGAATGAGTTTGAAGCCAAGCTACAAATGTATTTCTTTGATCTTCCAGCTCTAATGGCTTGTCCTGAATATAGCTGTGTTGTCAATTCTCCAAACAATAGGGTTCAAAACCAAATAAAGAATAGGAATGGAGATAATTATAGTTATGTAGCGCTGGACTTAAAAGATGAATATGAGGAAGGTAAACGCCTTTCTCTTGAGAGTATAGACTTTGAGCAGATTGTCTGTCCACATCAAGAGCTTGATATATTACAAGGAATATAAATGAAATACGACGCAATTATATTATCACACCCAAAAGATTATACTAAAATCAACTACTGTCTTGAGTCGATGAAATGGTTAAATCCAATGCCTCATGATATATTTTTGGTGACGCCTGACCACGCAGTTTCAGATGACTTCATATGCCTGACGGATTCAGAGGTTATCGACTTAGACATAAGCGAGGTAAAATTCACTAGACCTAACTGGATCTATCAGCAACTTATAAAGACTTTTCAGGACGTAACTAGAAATGATCTTTACATGTG